CATAGATTGTCCTTAGGCAGCGACACCGTAGACAACGCCAGACAGGCCTTCCGCGTCTGCAGTGATTTGCAGACCTTCGGCAGACATGATCTGGAAGTTGTAGTTTACGTTCGGTAGCGGGCGCGGAAGCGGCACAACGCCCTGCGCCATGCCCACCAGCGGAGAGATCACTTCACGGCGGCGCTGGTAAGCGAGGAACTCGTTACCTTTGAACGCGAAGGTAGGACGGATTTCTTTCACCGGTGCAAACGGCAGGACGGCCTGCAGCACGGTGCCGCTGATAACACCATTTACCACATACGGCTGCGCGAGATTCGCCCAGATTTCCGGACTAACCCACATGATGTCATACTGCGCTACCTGGTTTGCCCGTGCCGTGGAACCGAACGCACCTTTACCGAAGAATTCGATTAACTGCGTCTGGTTAGCGGAGGTCAGGTCAATATTTGCCCCCCCGGCGCCCGAGCCGAGGTTAATACGCTTGGTATTGCGATGGTTGCGCATGCCCTGAGCTTTATAACCCTGAACCTGAATCTTACCGTCGCCGTCCAGATAGTAGGAAACGCGACGCTTGTTGACCTTCTTCAGTTTCGCCGCTTGCGAATCCAGCACCAGATCGATACCAACGGAGTTCATTCCGACAACATGACGCCAGTTAACACCGTACCCGGCAGTGAATACCGGGATTGGGTCACCATCGTTGTCGTAATCAGTGTGATCAAACGAGAACGGGGCCTGTCCGTCGATAGTCACCTGAACGTCATCAGCGATGTCACCCACCACGTTGTAGAGCTTAACAGTTTTGCCTACCGACAGGACCGTTTGCACGCCCATCAGGTCGTTGATGATTTCCATTCCAACTTCCTGATCGCGCAACTGGATAATCTGGCGGTCAATCTCGGCCCAGAACTCGCGTGCAAAACCACCGACGGCATTGCACGCCAGCATATCCGGTGTCATATGCGCACGGTTAGTGGCAATCATCGCGTTATGTTGGGCGTTCCACATATTGCGGTTAGCCCAGAGTTCATTCCAGTGTCCAACAAGGCGGCTGTTAGCCGCCAGGGTTTCTCGTGAAAAATACATGTGCGTTTATCCTTAAGTTACGCGCCAGCGGCGGCGGTGCCGACACGCATACGAACGCGAATGAAGTCAGTGGTACCTGCTGCAATGGTTGCCACATCCTGGCTGTAGCCGATTACCGAATCGGTATCATCGGTAGTCAGTGTGAACTGGCCATTCGCGCCAAGCTTAATCGGGCTGTCTTTCTTGTACGCTCCCGGAACACACAGCAGCGCCAGTTCACGACCTTCTTCCACATAGTTACCTACTGCGGAATCGCCTTCCGGAACTGCATCACGGATACCCAGTCCCTGATGATAAGCGCAGTCAATAATGTACAGACGGCCAGTCAGCGCAGAAGCCTGTGCAAACTGATCATCACCATTGATAATCGCTGCGGTACCCGGTAACAAGGCAGCAGCAGTGGTACGGGTCTCAGTCTTATAAAGCGACTGCCCGTCGATATTTACGCGACGATAGCGGGAAGCCATGCGCGGTCTCCTTTTAAAGTGGGTGACTGTTAAGCCTGCTCAGTTAGGCCGGGAAGTAGGTGCTTGCGTCTGGCGCGCCGGTTTCTTTCTGCTGCTGCGCAGAGTTAGTACCCAGCGGTGCGGCTTCGCCCAGGTTTTTGAACATCGCATCCAGTGCATCACCTGACAGCGCGTTCGCAACGATCTCGCCGTGAACTTTCGCAACCGCCGCGCGCTTAGTTGCTTCTTCGGCACGGGAGTTAGCGGTCAGGGTTTCAGCGAGCTTCAGCTGATTGACCTGCAGCGCATCAACCTTTTCCGCGAGAGGCTTAATAGCCGCCTCCGTGTTGGTCGCGACGGCCTGGCCGATCATGCTGCCGATTTGTTCCATTTCTTCTTTGGTTAAAGGCATGTCGCCCTCCGTTTGATGGTTGGTTGCAGGCTTATCCTGCGGTGTGAAAAGGGATTTAACTTTGTTGGTTACAACGGTGACCCAGGATTCCTGGCGGGCAACCGGCGTTCCGGTGTCGTCGAAGGTGATTTTTCCGCCGTCAGCGGTGTAGCCGTAAACCTGCGCGCTTCCACCATTGCGGATAATCACCACCTGCGACTCGGTGAAGTCAGCCACCCAGGCGTATTCGTTCTCGCCGGGGGCAAACCGGGCTTTGGCCGCACGGTCGAGGCGCTGTTCACGCTCCCGGAAGGATTCGCCCACCAGCGCGCCGGAGTTGGATTTTAGCGGCGTGGCGAGGTCAGCATTAACCATCAGGCCAACGCCCTGCGCCGGTGTGGCGGCACCGACTTCGTGAAGCAGAATGGCGTCGTGATCCATGCCGTGGATTTTTGCCACCCACTCAGCGCCCAGCGCCTTCTGTTCTTCATTGGGTTCGAGCTGGTCAAGAAACACCGCCACACTTGTGTGAATTGGCGGCACGTCCTCTCCGCGCTCAATGGCTGCCACGCGCTCGAGGAGTTCCCGGCCACCTTCAGATTCGCTGGCCTTGTTCACATCCACCCATTTCTCCAGGTAGATACGATTCCCGGCTTTTTTAACGTTGCGGTTCCACGCGCCGACGAACCCGACATTCAGCCCTTCAGGCGAGAAGGCCGACACAAACTGGCCGTTTACCTGCGGATGACCGAGCGGTGCCAGCGTCCCCTCAAGGCCCGCATAGTGCGCATCGATTTCGCTGGCAGAATAGAGACCGCCGTTCATGACGACATTGGCCGGCAGTGTGTAACTGGGCAGGATCAGGTGATCGCGCCCGTTGTGAACCTCCCGGCGGATGGACTGGCTGTTCACACGAGTGGTGACGTTTACTTGCATGGTCATGGTGGTGTCTCGCGGTTACGCGGCTCTGTGGTGGCCGCAGTCGCAGTGATTGGCGATGAGTCCGGCTTTCTGCGCTTTATCCAGGCGCTTCTTCGCCATATCAATGATGTTCGGGTTAAGCGGCTGACCGCTTGCGTTAACAAGCACAGCAACCTGCGTGCATTTACAGTTAATCGCGTTGCCGTCGACGCTGTACCAGTCGCGAACCTCTTCGGTGGTGTAGAGATGCCCGTGGCGAAGCGCATGTTTACGCCGCGTTGTCGAGCTGAATGCTGACAGATGCAAAAGACGGGTTGTAATGCCGTACTGAGCCTCAGCATCATCCGTTTCATCCCACCGGGCACGGCGCAGCGCCGTCGGTATTTCCGTGCGGGCAATACGCTTAGCACGGCTGAGTTCAATCCCGGTCTGGCTGGTGAGACGTTTCGCGATTTCCCGCGGGTTCTGCCCCCGCCCCATGCCATCGGTCAGAATGCGCGCCATATCCGATTTCATCCGCGCACTGAGGTTTTTCATCTCCTCAAACACGCGGGATCTCACCAGCAGCAGGCGGCGCTGATAGGGATCGCTCAGCAACAGTTGCTGGAGACTTTCACGCCCGGCGGCATAGACCGGCGACTGCTGCGACAGGCTGGCAAATTCCTGAGCCGTGCCGCGCTGATATCCCTGTCTGACGTAATCCCGCCAAAACCAGAAATCGGTCTCGCTGCCACCAAAGAGGATTTCATCAACCATCACCGAGGCATTGCTGAGAAGCATTGGTAACAGTGAGGTGTCCAGGTCGAATGCGTAGCGAAGGTTTACAGCAGGTGATGCGGGAATGCGGTCGAGAATGTCCTGGTACGCTTTTGCGATTCGCCTTATCCGTTTGCCGAACTCGTTAATCGCACCGCGCTCGAGGCGGTCTGCACCAGTGGGGTCGTTAAGGTTTCCCGGCAGAATCGGAGGTTTCGTTTTCCTCTTCTTCATCGTCTTCCCCCAGCGGTGCAGGCGAGCCCTCATACCCGGCAGCGACGCGAATTTCTTCACCGGTGAAGGGCTGTTCGCCAGTGGCGATCAAGGTGCTGTTAATTTCCGCCATGGTTTTGGCTGCTGCCAGCTTCTCGGCGTCAGTGCTTGCGTTCAGGTCATCCCAGATAACCGCTTTCTGCCCTACCGCGTCGAGAATGCCCAGATCCACCAGCTTGTCACACAGGTCTTCAATATCGAATGACAAATCGCCCCGGCGGGACTGGCAGCGCGCGTTGAAGTAACGCTGGTCTTCGGTGCTCGCTCGCTCGCCCGTTTGCATGCCAACGAGGATTTTGGTCGGGATATCCAG